GCCTTCCCTGTGTGCTGCACGAGCATGATAATGGTTCCTGTATCCTTTGCCAATGGAACGAGCATCTTCGCCAACCATTCCGTCACATACTCCGCATCGGACAAATCCCCCCCGATGTACATGGAAATGGGGTCCACCCAGAGGATGTCCGGCTTGTGACGCTCAATGGTTCGTTGGGCAATTTTCCCAAAGTCCATACCGACATGCTTCATCACTGTGCGAAATATCAAGTTCTCCTGAAGGATCTCATGCTCACTTGCAGTCAAGTCCATCGACTTACTCACTCCTTGGAATTGTTCTGCCAAATCCCCATCGTCGTTCTCATACTGAATCATGTAACTCTTGAGCGGCTTCATTGTTTTGATTCCAAAGAGATTTTTGCCGAGTCCCCAGTTCATCATGGCTTGCATGATGAGGGTAGATTTTCCAGCTCCTGTCGGCCCAACAAACCCGGCAACCATCCCTTTGCAAAGCCACCGTTCCCCCAAAAGATTGTTTGGGTCGTTCTTTACATCGAAGTCCAGAAGCTTCCTCGGCCCGAACTCTGGACCTTCATCAGACTCATCCTTGGCATCCTCCCATGCTTCATAGTCCCGTGGCCCAATCCCCAGTCCTAAAAGCTTTTGCTCCTGATCCCCGCGGAAGGCTCCAGGAAGTCGGGAGTAGCGGGATGGGTTCTTGCATTGCCCATCAATCTCATACTCTTCGGGAAGAGAATCGTAGATCTTTTGTCGGCGTTGGTGGTACTGTTGAAGATTGATCGCATCAACATGAACCCATGCATGGATCGATTTTCCGCCAGAATCGATGAGGGCCGCGATAGGGAGTCCGGAATTGCGAAGAATCTTTTCCTGCTTCTCTTTGGAGATGTTGTCGGACTCCAGCAGGATGTATCGGTAATTGGTGACATCATCATTCGTTCCCCGTGAACCCCTTTTAATGGGATTGATCCGCACATAGTATCCAGTGACCTCCTCACCCCCATATTCAGTGGGGTGGAGACAATCCGTATCCCCATCAATGCCACCAATCCATTTACGACAGGTCAGATGATTCATGCCAGAACCAGGTTTGCCATCACTCTGCACGGCTTCAATAGAAACGTAGTCTTCCGGATCAAAGCAGTACGAAAGGAACCGTTCAGTATCGTTGGGAACGTCTTCCTTCTTCGGGACGGACCTATGGAACTTACGTTTCCCTACTGCATTCCGCTCCAGTCGGGCATCGGCCTTTCCTAGCTCAGACCGAAATAAAGCATTGGCTCGTTCGATTTCAGCATTACAGGAGTCATGGAAGCAGTGAATTGTCGGGGGTAGTTCGTCATGAATGCTGACACGGGTGTCTTTGCTTCCTGTCGGAGTTCTGTGTAGAAGATGCCCTGGGCATAAGCAGTACCCCGTCTGAGAATCCTGCCAATCGATATTACCAAGAATGTTTCGAGCAATCTCTTTGTAATCTGTTGGCCCATCATCTTTCGTCCTTTTTCCTTCGATCTTTACTTTCACTTCTTTCCTATTGTCTCACTGATGAATCTTGTTGCGTCTTCGAAAGTTGCCATGCCGGGGTCAGGATACCGAAGTTTGGTCAATAGCCTGACTTGCTTTGGTGTGGCCAATCCTTCACGTTGCCGAGTAAATAGTAGGTCCAGTACTTTGGATACATGCCCCCGGTTTGATATCCCGATATCATCCATCCCAAACTTTGCCAACGATTTCAATTGCCCCTCAGTCGGCGGCAGTAATTCCCATATGGTTTCCGGTTCGTAGCTGGCGACATCCGGGGCATGGATCAAGTTTAGGCAAAAATCCATGGCGTCCACGATCCGGGCTTGCTTCCTACGATTGGCTTCCAACTCTTCCCGAAGTCGATCCATGTGATCAGCTTCTGCTTCTTCTTCCAACTCCAAAAGGTCGCTGCCTTCTTCTTCCATATGTTCATCCATCAACTCTACCATCTCTGGCTTGGAAGCCACCAGCCGAGCCGGAGTAATGAGCTTATGGCGATCTGTAAGGAACATTGGATCAAGTAAAAGTAAATTCTCTTTACCCGGGTAAATCCGGGTTCCACGCCCTATGCACTGCTGGAACAAGCTCAGTGACCGGGTGGGGCGTAGCATAAATACGCAGTCTGTCGGCGGGTGGTCCCACCCTGTGGTCAGAAGACTCGCATTGCAAATGACTTGGGCATCCCCCTTTGTGAATTCTGGCAATGCATTGCGATCCACTCCATCCACATGCACCGCGTAAAGCCCTGCCCGTTCACAGGCATCCCGGAATTGTTTGGATATTTCGATCAGTGGCAGAAATACCACTGTTTTGCGATCCGCAGCATGCTGCACCAGTAATTGGGCGGCTTCCTCCAAATGTGGCTCCAGTGCATGCCCAAGGTCATCTTCCCTGTAATCACCGTGCTTTGTGCGGACTCCAGACAGGTCAATAGGCAGTGGTACGGACTTGATCAATATCCGGGACAGATATCCTTCACGAATGAGGCGTGGTAGTCCAATTTCGAAACTGATCTTCTCAAAGTACTCCCCTAGTTGTCTTCGGTCCTTCCTCCACGGTGTTGCCGTCAGACCCAGAACCTTCGCATTCGGGAAATGATTGAGAACTTCCTGTGCTTGTGCTCCCAGCGTATTTCGGTGTGCCTCATCCACAATGATGATGGAGAAATGATCATTGGGGTACTTGTAGAGGCGGCGGGAGATGGACTGCGTAGTGGCAACGACCACTTTGTCGTTCGGAGAGGCATGGAATGATGCTTGTTCAACACCTACTCTCCTCCCTGTGTACTGGTGAAACTTGTCGGCATTCTGGCGAACCAATTCCTTCGCGTCGGCGATGAACAAAGCTCTCCCGTTGGCTTTACTCATCAATGCCGATGCGATGATCGTTTTTCCGGCCCCCGTCGCCGCGATCCCCAGGATGCGTTGATGCTCCCAGAGATCGCGTTTGACGGCGTTAATAGCCTCTTGCTGGTACGGTCGAAGTTCCATCAAGGAATTACCTTTTAGAAAGGAACTGAATCATTTTCTTCGTCCTCGTTCTCAACCGGAGCAGGAGCCGCATGGTTTTTCTTTGCCTTTTCTTTCGCAGAAGGTGCGGAGTCCGCAGGGATGTAGTAGGCGATGCGGTTGACCTTTTTCTCCTCACCATCCTTCATGTAGGTGTCGATCTTGAGGTGAACCCAGCAAGTGGTCCCGATAAAGTCGGTGACATCGAATTCAACATCCTCGCCTTCTTCGATCTCACCTTGGAATGCCGAGGCGAACTGCTGCCATTTCCATTCCAAAGACTCCATAAACGGAATGGTTTCAGGGATTTTTCTGGAGGTTCCATCAACAAGGAATTCCAGTTTGGCCATTTTATTGCCAGACTTACTTGTGCCTTCGCACGCAGTGGCGAGGAGAACTTTGTAGTCCCCTTCTTCCAATGGTTCGTAGGACTTTGCTTCTTTAGCTTTGAATGATACTTTCATGTATTCGTGTGTGTTTAGGTTTGTTTGTTATCCTTCCAACTTGGAGGAAAGGAATCCGATGACATCGGCGGCTTGTGGCTTGGTCAGTTTCGACCACATCCCGGCAGGTCCGTCAATTTTGTAGAACTGCCAAAGCTTTGTCAGTTGCTCAGGCTTGTGCCCCAAATCCTCGACGCATCGCAACCAAAGGTTTTTGCAGTTATTGATTTGCACTTCTGTTGCAGGCTCAGGAGTAGATTCTTCGGTGAGCGGATCGAAGGGGATATCATCCTCCTCCTCTTCTTCTTCCAAAGGCTGGACGGGTTCAAACTGTGGTTCCGGTTTTGGTTTTGCCTGCACCTTCTTTGGTTTTGGCTTTGCCGCAGCGTCACGCTTGTATGAGAAGGCTGGAGCAATCGCATCCCACTCCATTGGAAGAATGTCGTCGAGTTCGTGACGATTCTTTGCATCATAAGCCGCAGTATGGGTGGTGTACAGTAAACGCTCTTTTCCGCCAGCGACAATGTTTCCACGGTCACCTTCGGTAATGACTGTCTTGTAGTTCATAAAGACCAGCAGATCCGCCCATTCTTTTATCAGCGGAGAAACATGCCGGGAGAGCTTGAGTTCGTAGCGGTCATAACTTCCAGCCCGACCAGGATCTTCATGTTTCCTGCTGATACTGTGAGCCAAGATCATAACGTGCATTCCTGAATCCACCAATGCGTCCAATTTGCCGAGCAGACGGTCAAAGAGTTCCTTCACGTAAATGAACCCCTTGCCGTACCCAAACCCTTCAATGCCATCCTTGTTATGGATAGAGCACAGGTACTCAGTCGCCAATTTTTCAGCCCAGTCAATGGTATCGATAACGAGCGTCTGATACCCATGGTGATCTTTGGTGAGATCAGTGACCGCAGACTCGATATGTTCCCACCCGTTGATGTCGTCAATTCGATCAACTTCCAAGTGGCGTGTGCCGCGTTCAACGTCGATGAACAAAGGCTTTGGAGCCCATGTACCGAACGTGCTTTTGCCAATTCCTTCCGGTCCGTAGAATACAGCCCGAACAGGTGCGGAGATTTTTCCTGATGATATTTTCATTTGTTTATACTTCTTTCAGTGTTGGTGCGTTTTGTTTGGTTGTACCAAATTCTTTACAAAGCTCATTTATGTGTTGAGCTATTACCATTGGAGGAGTCCCCGGAGGAAGTCCTGCTTTGACAATTTCTTCCACTCCACTGGTGGCGATGGAGCAATATTTTCGGAAGGTGTCTGAATCGCATCCGTAATCCGCAGCAAGTTTCTTATGGAGTCCCGGCAGGTTGTTGAACACCCTGGCTACAGAACCCGGCTTGAGGAAAAACCCATCGTACTCGACTCCAGCTTCGATTTGTTTCTTCACATAACCTTCGAATGCCTTTATGGTCTTCGTCGCGGCTCCAGTGAGCTTCTTGTCCCTAGCGAACAGCTTCAGCACTTCCGGCACTTGTTCGTCGGGCACGTCACCCGGTTCGATTTTACCCTGAAGTAGGGCATCGCGTATTTTTTCAGCGTTATTTGTATCCATTGTTTTTGAGTTCCTTTACTTCTTTCAGTTTTTTGAGTTTTTCAAGAGCTTGACGCTCCCATTTTCTTATTGTAGATTCTGGTATTCCTGTGATGCGGTGGAGTTCCCCACGGTTGAAAACTCGCCCAGGATGCATGATCGCAGCCCATTTATGCAATCGGATCAACCGATCATCCCTTGGCCCCTCGTCAAAAGGTTCCGGCAAGAGGGTTTGCTGCATCGGATTTGCAGCATGTTTCGACCTTCGATCCAGGCGACCCTTCACGTCATTCGCTCCTCCTGTTTGTACCACTTTGGAGGCTGGGTCGGGTTGAGTTGCACTACCTTCACCCGAATGCCCACCTTGTCACCCCATGCCTTCTCGACCAGCAATTGGGCAACTTGGTTATCATCCTCCCAGAACTTGAGGTCAGTCATGCAATCCTCCAATGTCTTCGGAAAGTTTGTGCAGTCTGGCTTGGTGTCCTTCCAAAGCCACCCCGAAAACTTGTTGCTTTTCTTTTCTGACTTACGCCAGGGGTAGACATAACAGATCTG